GCAATGCTGAAGTACTAAATCTTTTTTCAAATAATGAAAGAGGAGTTGTTGTAGGTACTAGACCATTAGGAGAAGGAACCGAACTAAGAGCTAACTTCAGGAAAAAAGGAACAGCTCAATCCAAAGAGCAACCTATAAGTGAAGTACGTCAACAGATTACAGATTTTTTCAAAGCTGTTCGCGAAAATCCTGAAGGTAAAGTTGAAGCTTTAAACTTACTTAAATCACCTAAAGCTCAAGATGTACTTGAGTCTGACTTTTCAGAGCAAGCTATTATAGCTCTTGAGCAGGAATTTAATATGGTTACGGTACTGCACGAGTTAAACACAACCTTACGTGAAACAGAAGGCGCGGTTGAAATCAATGAAGACACTGGTGTAGCTACGCCAACTAAAAAAGGTATCGATGTTTTCAAGAGTAGGTTAGCTTCATCCGATCCTGATGCTGTTGAGCAAGCAGCTT